GATTCGTTCTCTTTTCGAAACGTTTTCACGATATTCACGCAAAACGTTTCGAAAAAGCATCGCGCCGGCGCGCAGGTCCCACATGATGTGTAAATTGCGCGGTCGATTGCGGGGATTGCCCAGTGTTCCGTCCGGATGGTCCGGATCGGCCCGGCAACCGGACGGTCATAACTCCTGTGCCCAGAAGGGTGCGTCCGGTTGGTCCGGTTGGTCTTCTTCTAAATAGGTTAGTAGGATAAGAGGTGTACATGCCTACCCCTCTCCCCTACCCCCTACCCCATACTAGGGGAGACCCCCAAAACAACACACGTCCTATCCTAGCAATTACACACTGGGAACCGGACCAACCGGACTTTTGTGGTAACACCCCTGGGCAGAATAACTTAGGCGGTCTGGATATTCAGACCGTATCCGGACGGACCGGACGGATACCCCCTGGGCCATCATCCATCGGCCCTCGCGGCTCACCCCTGAGCCGGAGCGGCATCCCACGGTGTGGTGTGGGGAATTTCCTTGGCTCGGCAAAACGCGCCGAATACACGCAGTGTCACCGGGCAATGCCGGTGGTCAACCGCACCCAAATCACCAGTATCAAGCTCACCAAAGTCGGTGTTGGCTTCCGTGTGCTCGACGTAGCTGAGTTCATTACGTTTTTCAATATACCTGTAGTATTCGCCCGCTCCGTCCATCCCACCGCGTCGGACGGTGTTGATTTGTGATGCGTCGATATTCCCTGCTTCGTACTCGATGTCCCCTTCGACAACTTCAAAAATGAATTGTCGTGGCAACCAATATTTGTTGCCCTCCACGACGATGAGTAAGCCTAACTCTGTCGCCCACAGGGCGTGCCCTTTAACGATGTAGCCGCGTTTGCGCATGGTTAATCCTCCGCCGTCGGAAGGTCTGGCTGCTCTTCTGGCTCGACGCCCCACTTTGCTTCAATGCCACCGACCCATTCGTGCTTGCCGTAGAGTTCATCCAGTTTAGTGCGAAGTTCCGAGAGCGGTGGTGCAGCCCAACCATTGGCACGCTGGTATCCTTTCCCCACCTTCTTATTGACGAAGCCCCACTCGCGGAGAATGTCGCTTAATGCCTTGTCGGAGATGCCGCGTAACTTTGGCACACGCTCCCGCGCATCTTTGTACAGACTCGGTTTGACTCCATCCGGATGGTTTGAGTAGGCATGGTCCAGCTTGTCCGCTTCAGCCGTGCCAGGCAACTCACCATCTTTGGCCAGCGACATTATCCAATCTTCTTCTGGCTTCATTGAGAAATCTTTTTGGATTCGATGCTCGGCTGTCTTGGGCACATCGTGGATATTGAAGCCAGATAAGTCCGTGTGTCGAAGATGGTGCAGAAATGCGCTGCGACCATCTTTGTCAAGCTGCGCTTTTATGGCTGTAAAGTACGGCACGTTGTTCTTCTTTTTGTCCCCGACCTTGAGGATGAAAAAACGACGGTCGTCTACTCCCACTGGCACGACCCATTTTTCGTTAGAAGACAATATCACATGCGTGCAATTGGCAGCCTGTTCGGCGTCGATGCCTTTCGCCTCTATGGTAAGTTTCTCCTCCGTGATGAGCATTTTCAATATTGACTCGTGCTTCTTATCGCCCGCGTAGAAGGCTTCATCGCCAAAGAGTACTGAACAATCGCGCAGGTGCGCGTTGAAACTTCCGACGAGATATTTCGGATCAGTGACCTGCAAGAAGTGACGGCCGAAGAGGGAACCAAACGCCTTGGCCGCGAAACTTTTACCAGTGCCCTGTCCGCCCCTATACACGACACAACTGTGCCCCTGCTCATTGGGACGCTGTACGCCATAGGACATCCACTTGATGAGGTAGTCGTAGTGGTCTGTGTTGCCGCAGCAGATGTTTTCTTTTAAGTGGTTCAGAAGCAGAGAACAATCGCCGGGACGCTCTTCAACCCCGAAGCCTCGCCACAGGTTGTAGGCATTGGGGACTTCCATTTCGGGCGCGAAGACGATTTTGTCGAATTCACGGCGGCGCGGATGCTTCAGCCACCACTCCCCGACGTCAATCCAAATGTCACCGCTCTTGCCGTGGCCGACCAGCTTGCGCTTGTTCATGTGGCGATTGCGGAAGTCGTCGAACGATTGTTTCGTCAGACGCCACCGACCAATGACATCATCGTATTGTTCCTCGATGACCCGACACTTACCACCCCAATTGCCGATGATGGCGAACTGGTCGTTGAGTTCGCGCAAATCCGGATCAGTGGAATCTTCTTTCGCCCGCGATATCTGCCGCACCGCGTATTTCTCAACCATCGTCCCTTTATCAAGAACGCTGGCGCTTACACCGAATTTCGGATCGGTGATGACGCTGTAGATGGTGTCGTCATCGCAATTCGCACGGACCAATTCGCAGCAAACGTGGAACAACCATTCGCTTCGGCCCGAAAACTTATTTGGCTCGTCTGGATCGTGGCCTAGCTGAATGATCCGCTTGGTCTTGTCAGTTACCCCCCTGGGCAACTCGTCCATCGTGTAGCGACGGATGTTTCCGCTGACCTTGACCTGTGGCGCGTTGGGTGAGGCGACGCCTTCGAGAGCCTTTCCACTGGTCTGAACGGAAACTGCCGCCTTGGTAAACTGGTCAATCGTGTAAACAGCATCGTCGTGCCATTCCACAACCTGCGCGAGCGCGGGTTGCCGCCCCTTCTTGGCCTTCAACGGGTCCGGCCGATTGATCGTGCCCGGCAATCGCATAATGCGATCCACGTTGTGGCAGTGATCGGCTTGGAGCGTTAGTTCAATTTGTAGGTTGTACAGCTTGGCTTCTTCAGCTAGGTCTAAATCATGGTTGATGATGATCGGGTGCTTGAGCGCCCAAAATCCTTGGAATCCCCCGCCCGAAAATACGATGCACGTCGGGGTCAATAGCCCAGGAGGGTTGCGGAGCAGATTGAGGGCACGCTGTTGCTCCTGGGCAATGTCCTCGCCCGCGCGGGGGTCGATATCGACGTGCAGATACCAAACTTTGGTAAGGTCTGTACGCTCGGCCTTCTTGTTAATGTCTTCGTCCACTTCCGCGATGGAGAAGTAAATGTTCCGGTCCGCGCCGTTAAGTTCAAGCCACTTCCGGCACTCGTCCACGCGAGAGAAGTCAAAGGTGCGCGTCTCAATGCTTTTCTTGTCCAGGGATATCGACGTCAACACCCAAAGGCGGTCAGGATGAAACTTCCGCAGGAATTCAATGCTCTTGTCGTATTGTGGGCTCACGCTAACACCCCTTCCGCCTGCCGGGCTTCCGAAAGATTGTTGAAGGTATGCGCCTCGCGCCAGGCGCATAAATCCGAAGTCTTATATCGGATCGTTCGGGGGCCGTATTTAGCAAAGCGTGGGCCGTCCCCGCTGGCGCGCAGGCGTTCCAGCGTGGAAACGGAAATGCCCAGGAATCGGGCCGCATCCGCCGTGTTAAGTTCAGGGTCTAAGAAACGAGAATCGGAGTGCATCGCTGCCTTCTGGGCCGTTCGGCCAGAAGGTAGCGTCTATGGACTTGCCCGCTACGGGTGTACGTGCTGCCCGCCACTACGGCGCGCCCGGCGTGTCCTGCCGGTCGATGGTTGACACGTTTGGGAAACATACATCCAAAGTATTCACCACAATCCGGACTTCGGCAAATCGGAAAACGAAGAAAGCCGGTGGGAGGCACCGGCTTTCCCCGCGTATGATTTCCAAACGACCGGCAACGAGCCAGCAGCAGTCTGACTGAATTATTCGTCACTTCCAACACGGGGACAAACGCGGCCGCGCCCGCGTAAAACCTGCGCGACCTTGTCAGCCTTGTTAGCCCCTTGTTTTTGGACTTAGCAAAATTACGACTGTGGTAACTAATGCGCCATGCAGGACTTGAACCTGCAACCCGCTGATTAAGAGTCGCTGCCGGCGCCCGCCGAAAAACACAAGAATCCCTCGGATTTTCCAGCATTTTATCAAAGTCTGAGAGTATTGCAAAACCGTATGTACGGTTTTGAG